GGATTAGAAAATTATGTTTAAAAAACTTTTAGAATTACGCCAACAAAAGGCTGCTAAAGTCGCAGAAATGCGCGCTATGCTTGAAAAAGCAGAAAAAGAAAACCGCTCTTTAGATGAAACCGAAACGGCAAACTTTGAAGCGGTAAAAGGTGAAATTAATCAATTAACTGATGAAATCACCCGTTATGAAACCGTAGCAGATGAAGAACGCAACCTTGCCGGCAATGTAAATCCGGTAGAACAGCGCAGCGCAAAACAATTCTCAAATGATGAATTGCGCCATTACATTAAAACAGGTGAACTACGTAACCTTACCACGACCAACGGAGAAGATGGCGGCTATTCCGTTATCCCTCAGTTAGACAAAGACGTAATGAAACGCTTAACCGATGATAGTGTTATGCGCCAAATTTGTAATGTAGTGCGTTTGCCTATTGGTGCGAAAGAATACAAAAAATTAGTTTCTGCAGGCGGTGCAACCGTTGAACACGGCGAGGAAGGCGTAGCACGCAATGGAACGGCAACACCAAAACTTCACGAAGTTACTATTGCATTAAATCCTATCTATGCTTATCCAAAAACCACGCAAGAGATTTTAGACTTCTCAAGCATTGATGTTCTAGGTTGGCTAACTGATGAAATTTCAGAAACCTTCACCGAAACCGAAGAAGTTGATTTAACTTCCGGCGATGGTTCTAAAAAATCAAAAGGTTTACTGACTTATGAGCGTACATCTGAAAATGACAAAGTGCGAGCCTTTGGTAAATTGCAAAAATTAGAGGTAGCTAGCGCAGATAAAATCACTGCTGACACGCTGATTGACTTGTTCTATACCCTTCATAGTAAATACCGTAAAAATGCCGTTTGGGTGATGTCTTCTACTATTGCTGCTGCATTGCAGAAACTCAAAAACAAAAACGGTGATTTTATTTGGCGTGACGGTTTAACTGTTGGTGCACCTTCTACCCTTTTAGGTCGCCCGGTTTATTTCCTTGAAACGATGCCGGCGGGTGGAGCAAATGAAGCCGTGTTAGCTTTCGGTGATTTTAAACGCGGTTATTTCATTGTCGATCATGAAACAGGCGTAAGAACCCGACCGGATAATTTAACCGAACCGGGCTTTTATAAAGTCCACACCGATAAATATTTAGGTGGTGGCGTGGTCGATTCTAACGCGATCAAATTGATTGAAACCACAGCATAAACCACAAGGGGCGAAGAAAGCCCCTTTTTTTTGCTTAATAGGTCATGTATGAGTAAAGAATTTGAGATCCGTTCTTCCACACTTTCAACGGATAAAGAAAATCAAAAATTAGTCGGTTATGTGGTTCGGTGGAATAGCCCCTCAGAAGTTCTATATTGCGATTTTGTCGAGCAATTTAGCCCAAATGCCTTTACAGAAAGTTTAAGCAGTAGCGATGATGTGAGAGCGTTATTTGAACACGATCACACGAAACTATTAGGGCGCACCAGTGCGGGAACGTTAAAACTTGAAGAAGATAACATTGGCTTACGTTTTGAACTGACACCGCCAGAGACCACTCTCGGGAAAGATTTATTAATTAGCGTAGAACGAGGTGATATTCGGGGGATGTCTTTCGGGTTTTGGGCCAAAGAAGAAAAATGGAATTTTGATGTCGAGCCTTATCAACGTACGGTAAGCAAAGCTGAACTCTTTGAGATCACTGTAACAAGCATTCCGGCATATCCGGAAAGTAGCGTAGAAATTGCTAAGCGTTCGATGGTGGCCGCCAAAGAAAAAACACAATCAAAAACGACCGCACTTTTTAAACAATGGCTTGATGTGGTGGAGTGTGAATAATGTGGAATCCATTCAAACGAAAAGAACAACGTAGTGCACCTATCGCTATTGATGAACTTCTCTCTTACTTAGGCGTATCTAATACCGGTGCAGGTGAATTTGTCAGCCCACAAACTGCCGAAGCCTTGCCCGCAGTGATGAATGCGGTCACAGTAATTGCTGAAGCGGTAGCGAGTATGCCTTGTTATTTGTATCGATTAAAAGACGATGGACGAGAACGAATTTATAAACACCCGGTAGATTATTTATTAAATGAAATGCCGAATCGCAGCCAAACCCCGTATCAATTCAAATACACGATGATGCGCCATTGCCTGTTAAATGGTAATGCTTATGCGGTGATTGAATGGAATAGTAAGGGCGAGCCGATAAGCCTAACGCCTTATCCGCCGAGTGCGGTCAATATTTATCGCAAAGTCGGTGGTGAATATATTTATCAAATCACTGATTTAGACGGCAAGACAACAAACTATTTACAAGATGAAATCTTGCATTTACGGCATTCTTCCCTTGATGGATTTATGGGGCGTTCGCCGGTAACAATTTGCCGTGAAACGGTAGGCTTAGGATTAGCCCAACAGAAACACGGATCAGCCATTATGAAAAACGGATTGATGGCGAGTGGTTTAATCACCACAAGTGAGTGGTTAGACGAAGCCAAAGCACAGAAAGCCGTCAAAGCCCTTGAACGTTACAAAGGGGCGAAAAATGCGGGAAAAACGCCAATTCTTGAAGGCTCAATGGAATATAAACAACTCGGTATGACAAACCAAGATGCGGAATGGCTACAAAGCCGCACGTTTACTATTTCCGATATTGCCCGAATCTACAATATCAGCCCGATTTTTCTTCAAGATTATTCTAATAGTAGCTATGCAAACTTCAGCGAGGCAAGCCGGGCATTTTTATCTCAAACCTTGCGCCCGTGGCTTACGAATTTTGAACAGCAATTAAAGGACGCATTGATGATTGATTTAACGGTCAATTCTTCAAAGCGTTATTTGGTTGAGTTTGACACAAGCGATCTTTTGCGAACCAGTCAAAGTGAGCGATTCAAGAGTTACGATGTAGCCATTAAAGCGGGTGTGATGTCACCGAATGAAGTGCGCCGCCGTGAAGGTTTACCGCCTTATGCTGGTGGTGATGAATTTAGCCAAGCATGGAAACAAACCGTAGAAGTTAAGCGTGGTGAGAGTGGAAATCAGAAAACAGGGGTAAACGATGGCGAGAATGATTAGAGCCGGTATTTACAACAAAGTGATCACCATTCAAGAACGTAACTACAAGAAGGAACGAGAGAACAATACTTACGGCGCATCAACACCTATTTGGAAGAATGTAGTCGAAGTGCGGGCAAGTATTGAACCACTACAAGGGCGAGAATATTTTAGCGGCCCGTTTCAGATGGGGGAAAACATTATAAGAGTTCGCATTCGTTACCAAGAAGGGATAACCAATAAAATGCGGGTTAAATATGGTAAACGCCTATTTGATATTTATTCGGTGATTGATAGCAAAGAATCACACAGAGAGCTGCAATTAATGTGTAAGGAAGGTGAAGCCCATGGCGAACATTAAAATCAGTCTTGAGGAAATCAAGGCGCATTTAAACGTGGATCACGATTATGATGATTCCTTGATTGAAAGCTATAAAGCCGCAGCACTTGAGGTCGCACAACGCCATATCGGGAAAACCTTTGCCGATGAGGAAACGGATAAAACCGTCCCTTTCTATGATTCGATTAAGATTGGTTGCTTAATGTATATTGCCTATCTCTATGCAAACCGTGAAGCGGTAACCGATACAGCTAACCTTGCACCCGCACCCATGGCGATTAGTGCATTATGGGAAGTCTATAGAGAGCCTTGCGCTTATTAAGGTGAATCTATGCCATACCAACCGTTAAGACGTTGTTCCTTCCCTGGTTGTCGTAACCGAGTGAAAAGTGGACGATGTGAAGAACACCAACAAAAGAAACAAGATAACCGATTGCCGGCAAGTCAGCGTGGTTACAATCATAAGTGGACGAAATACCGCACACAATACTTAAAGCATAATCCGCTTTGTGTGATGTGTTTGGAAAAAGGGATTTATACACCCGCAACCGTAATAGACCATATAAAACCCGTAGAGAATGGACAGGCTGATCCGTTGTTTTGGGAGCAATCTAATCATCAAGCCTTATGTCGTGATTGCCACAGCTATAAGACAAGAGTGATAGATAAACGTGGTTATGGTGCGAAGAAGTAAATCAGTTGTGGTCATATCACCACGATTGAACTATTCATATTATGCGAACGATTGAGGCATTCATATAACACGAACACCTGATTAAATAATAGACAAACAGAAAGCTTGAGTTTTGTTTAATAAATAATCAGATAGACCGGGTGGGGGGAGTTTTGAAAAGAAAAGCCATTCCGCTAAGAACCGCCCCCCCCACTCAATTTTTACGCACGGCAATTTTTTTGAAAATAAGGAAATCGGTCTCCTCAAATTTGAGGAGGTCAACAAGACCAAAAATGGACCGGTTAAAGGTGATCGCCACTGGCTGATACCCTACAGCAATTCAACCAGCTCAATTTTGAGCCCGTTAAATCAACCGATCCAAAAATGGATCGGCTAAAAGGAAAAAGAATGACAACAAAAAAGAAAACCACACACAACCCACCTAGCTTTTTAGATCCAGTGGCTAAGAACGCATGGAAAGCACGAATCAACCAACTTTTAGAACGTGGTGATATACAAGAAGCCGATTTAATTCACCTTGAACTTTATTGTGTGAATTATTCCCTTTTCCGCAGTGCGGTAGCCGATATTGCAAAAAACGGCTTTTCGATTGTAAACAGTCAAGGCACGCAATCACGCAACCCGGCACTTTCAGCGAAAGCCGATGCCGAAAAGGTGATGATTAAAATGTCTTCCTTGTTAGGTTTTGACCCGGTCAGCCGCCGTAAAAATCCGGTAGAAACAGAAACGGAAGATGCCTTAGATGAAATCCTCACAATGTAGGTGAAAAATGGAAATCTGGCACGACTACGCAAAGAAAATTCAATCAGATGAAATAGTGGCTTGCCGAAAGATAAAACAAGCCGTAGCGCGTTATTTTGAGGATTTAGCAAACCCCAATTATTTCTTTGATAAAAGTGCGGTTGAAAAATTCCTCGCTTTCTCGAAATTATGCCCGCATGTAAAAGGGCATTTGCGAGGACAACCGATTATTCTTTCAGATTGGCAAGTGTTCCTCTTTGCAAATCTTTTAGGCTTTAAGTGGAAAGATACCGGATTAAGAAAATATCGATCCGCTTATATTCAGGTAGCACGGAAGAATGCAAAATCAACGGTGGCGGCAGTGTTGGCTAACTGGTTTCTCATTATGGAAAAAGGTCAGCAAGATATTTACACGGCAGCAGTAAGCCGAGATCAAGCTCGCATTGTTTTTGATGATGCCCGCCAAATGTGTTTACTTTCCGCCCCGCTGAAAAAACGACTCAATATCCAACAGCACAAACTCATTAATCCAAAATCAAACAGTTTAATGCGCCCTTTGGCGGCAAAATCAAGCACGATTGAAGGTACAAACCCTAGCCTTGCCATTGTAGACGAATATCATTTACACCCGGATAACAGCGTTTATAGTGCTTTAGAATTAGGTCAAGGCGCACGCCCCGAAGGGCTTTTATTTGCTATCACCACGGCAGGAAGTAACACTATTTCCGCCTGTAAACAACATTATGATTATTGCTGCCAAATCTTAGAGGGAAACGAACAAAACGACAGTATTTTCATCATGATTTTTGAATTGGACGAAGAAAGCGAAATAGACAAACCAGAAAACTGGATAAAAGCCAATCCGAATATTGGCAAATCCATTCCTTACCTTGATTTTGAAAACACCATTAAAAAAGCCCGTGGCATTCCATCTGAATGGGTAGAAATGCTCACTAAGCGCTTTAATGTCTGGTGTCAGGGAACAACACCGTGGCTAGGTGAGGGAAACTGGGCGCAATGTGCAAGAGACTACACCGAAAGCGATTTACTACATCAGGATTGCTATTTAGGGTTGGATTTATCCAGTACGAACGACTTAACCAGTCTTTGCTACACCTTCCCACAAGGGAAAAAAGTGCGGTTACTTACCCGCCACTATATCCCTGAATTTCAGCTTGAGAATGTGGCGAATAAAAACCGGGCCATATATCGAAACTGGGTGCGAAATGGTTGGCTTATTGCCACAGAGGGCGACTGTATCGACTATGACAAAATCCGAGACGATATTTTAAAAGATGCCGAAAACTTCAATATCAAAATGATTGGCTTTGACGTATGGAACGCCACCCACCTTAGAACCCAATTACAAGCGGCAGGGCTTGAAGTTGAACCCTTCCCACAAACCTATCAACGCTTTAGCCCGGTGGCAAAAAGTGCGGAAGTGCTGATTAATCGCCAAGTGATAGAACACCACGGCGATCCGGTGCTTGAATGGGCATTATCAAACGTCGTGATGGAAACAGACGCGAACGCAAACATTAAGCCAAACAAGAAGAAGGCAGCGAATAAAATCGATCCGGCAGTGGCTTTTTTAATGTCATTCGGAACCTATCAACTTGAATATGGCGATCTGATTTTTGAGTTATCAGAAGAACACAAACAAGCACTAGAGAATTTCAACGGAATAGATTTATGAACATAGAGTTACTAAATACCCTCGCTTATGCATTAGTGCTTTATTCTCTCTTTTACTACTGGAGTAAATAAAATGTCAGTGAAAATAGAAGGTTTAAAAGAATTACAGCTAAACTTGAAACGTTTAGGGAAGGAAGTAACAAAAGATTCACGCAAAGCTGTGAGAAAGGCACTCAATATCGGAGCAAAAGAAGTGAAGAAAGCCCTAAAACCTGTAGTTCCTGTAATGTCTCAAAGTACCAGTTTTAGAGAAAAAGGCGTATTGAAAAAAAATATCCGGCATAAAACTAAATTGAAAAAAAATGAGGTGGAAGGAAAAACTGAAATATTTTTCGGAAATAAAAATAAATCAATAATAACGAGAGAAAGAAAGCGCAACCGCCGCACCGAAAAAGGAACATTATTAACTGGACCAGTGAAAGTCTATGTTAATGATCCGTATTTTTGGCATATGGTTGATAGAGGAACAAAAAACGGCGTAAAAGCACAAAACTTCATTAAGAGAACCGAAATCAGTGCGAAAAATAAAGTAGAAAACACCGTAAATGAAATATTTGAAGAGGAATTAAAAAAGGTTGTACAAAAATACAAATAAGCAAAAGCCCGTAATCACTACGGGCTTTTTACTAACCGAACAAGAAAATATGAAATCCACCAACTGCACTTGGTTTGTTGCCAATGTGCTATTAAAAGTTTTCAATCTGGCGGCTTACTCTTTCAAGCTCACCGCCAACTAAAGAACTATGCAAATATGCCTAAATACATAGTGCCGATATTATACAACAGCCCTTAATCTTGATAAATAGCCGTAGCTTATCGTAGCTTATTGATGATAAAATATGAAGAAAAAAGGTGGCTTATGGACGAACTTAGCATAAAAATAATTATGATTCTATTCCCAGGTATTATTACAACAATGCTATTAGATAAAATCACTGAACATAAACCTTGGAATAATTTCAAATACTCTATATTTATTATTTTTTACGGAGTTATGTCATACTCTATCCTGCAACTATACTATATTATCTGTCTTTTTATTGAAGTAGGAAAAGTAGGATTTGATATGAATAATGTTTTAATCCTAAATGTTTGGGATTTTAATAAAAATGATATTAAAGAAATACCATATCAAGAAATAATCAAAGCTGGAATAGTATCATTCTTATTGGGGATTTTTATATCATATATAGAGCATAAAGAATGCTTTTCATCAGCCTTGCTAAGACTAGGTATCACAGGAAAATATGGAAATCACACAACAAACTATCGATTATTAAAGTTAAAAAGAAATGATTGGATAGATATAACTATTTGGGATAAAAATTTATTTATTAGAGGAATTGTTGTTTCCATTAATGAAACTGAAGGATTATGTGAACTTTGTATAAATAATGCAGAAGTATTTTTAGTTTCTGATGAAGGTATAGAAAGTCTATACAAAGTAGATTATATTAGTCTATCTGAAAAAGCGGATAACTTACTCATATCAACAACACAGCAACCCACAAATGGAGAGAACTAATGACAGAAAATGAAACCCCAAACAGTACGGATAAAGGAGCTATTGCTCTTGATGGGTGTACTGTTTCAGATTATGAGACAAGAAGCCTAAATGTGGCAGCGTTAAATCGCCAAATATCAGCAGAAGGATTTAACTTAAAAATAGCAAATCAAGCACCACCACCAAGACCGACTACGCCACCAGTCAGTCATAAAAAGAAATAAACCCAATATAATGCACCTAGGCTGCTCACCGAAAGCAAGACTCCTTATCTTGTTGGTGCGTTCCTATCATAAGGGAAAATGCGAAAGGGGCATGTATGGATAAGACGTTATCTATTGTTTTAAATGGCGTAAATAAAATACAAAAAATAACATCTGAATATGGAGTTACAGAAAAGGATTTTAATAAATCATTAGAAAAATGCATTAATATGTTTAGCGAATTTGGACTAGATGAGGATGACATACTTAATGACTTATTAAATAATGAAAGAGATATATCAGACATAAAAGAGAATACTCTGTATTTTATAAATATTTTAGAAAAATTATTTTTAAATTTTATCTATAATAAAAATAAATTAATAGGAGGGAGGGTAACAAAC